GAAGCCTCAGGAGCCGCTAAAACGGCTGAGGGTATAGCTACCCCTTCGGGAGCTGCGGAAACCGCTCAGAAAGGCTCTATGGACGTCTCAAGGGCAATTCCTGATTCTGAGGTGCTCAAACCTGTAGAAAAGATGGCAGAAGAGCAGCAAAGGACCTTGTCTCAGGCTATCGGTAAATCCATTGCTTGGAATATGCACAAGACCTTTGAATCGTTTGGTCCTGTGGGGAAAAAGGTAGCTGACCTGTTGTTTGACAATAACGCAGACCTCAGCAAGCCCAGCATGGAAGCTCACCGTGAAGCTATCCTGGCTGATGCTCGTACCTTGCAGTACCAATACGAGGATGCATTGCGAGAGGAGATGGCTAGACGTGGTGCAGGGTTGCTGAAACAGCTCAACCCTTTCACTACTCGCCAAGCCTTTGAAGTGCAGCAGCAGATCGAGAAAGAGGTGCATCTCGAAATGCTGCGCAGAGAGCAGTTGAATCGTCTAGGTCTGCCTAGGGACGATAGCGGAGTTGCCCCTGCTATCAAGCAAATGGCAGATAAGCTTGATGGGCTGCACGCGATGCTGCTGCGCGAGATGAAACGCGCCGGTGTCGAGGGTGCTGAAGATATTGCAGCGGTCGAGGGCTATGTATCCCGTAGGTGGAATAGCTTGCAGATCGAGCGCACCATTCAGCGCCTTGAGCAAAAGGGAATGCAACGTGAAGCGGCCAAGGTAAAGGTCGCTGACCTTGTAGCCCTTGCTCTGCGGACAGCAAACCCCGGTATGGATGCTGAGCTTTCCCGCAAATTGGGGCTTGCAGTAATCAATCGGGCACTTCGTAAAGGGGAGTTCAACGATGCAGTGCTGAGCACTATGCGAGACAGCGCTACGCTTGGAGCTTTGCGAGATGAGCTGAAAGCTTTGGAGCTAGCGCCAGAGGACGTAGATCGCGTCATGCAGATTATGCAAGGGCGATCTGACGAGGCTGGCAAGCCTGGCTATCTGAAGCGTAGGCTTGAGCTTGATTACCGAGCTGGGATGCTGGTAGATGGAGAGCTGATTAGGGTAACGGATTTGATCGACAGCAACGTGAGCAAGATCGTAGATCGCTATACACAGTCTGTCGCTACGCAAGCAGCAATGGCCCGTATGGGGCTGCGTAAGCGCTCTGACGTAGAGAGCTTACGACAAGAGCTGCTGCAATCTTTGCCCTATGAAAAGCGAGAGGAAGCTGCAAGACTATTCGATGAGGTGATGGCCTATTGGCGAGGAGACCCTGCCGGTGCCAGAATGAACGACACGTTCCGGCTGATTCAGGGGTTCAACCGTTCTGTGGCCCTGGCCTGGTCTGGTCTCTGGCAGGTAACTGAGTTCGCTAACACGATGGCCAAGTACAGCTTACTAGGTACTCTGAAATACACCGCAAAGGAGTTCCCGCTATTCCGTAAGCTGATACACAAGCCTACCCCTCAAGAGGCTAGAAGCCTTACGAATATCCTTGCGGACCAAAGTGCAATGGGTATGCGTTTGCGTCCTTTCATCACTCGATTCGAGGATGGGTATGAGATAGACCCGTCTAACATGGCGCATCTCTGGATGCAGCGTGCTGGTCAGCTTGTACCGTACTCAAATGGCCTAAAAGCTATCCATCACCTTCACGCTAGAGTTACGGCCAATCTCATTGTGGATAGGCTACGCCTAGCGGCTCAGGGTAACAAGAAAGCCATCCAATCCGTTACTCGGTATGGCGTACCCGAAAGCGGGCTGCCTGAGCTGAAGCGGACCATAGACAAGCATGGACTGTTTGTTGATGCTTGGCCAGAAGAGGTTTGGGATGCTGTACGCCCAGGAATCATGCGGATGATGGACGAGGCTGTGATGAAAGCCCGCCTAGGGGATATGCCGCACTTCGCTGTATTTGACAACGTAGGCAAGTTCCTTTTCATGTACCGCAGTTTCATCCTGGCTACGCACAACAAGATTCTGTCCGGTACGCTAATGCGTGAGGGTGCAGGGGCTATGGGCCTGGTGCTGCTGTATCAGCTTCCCCTGGCTATGGCCACTGTTCAAGCACAAGCAGTGCTAACCCAAGGGAAACCCCTATCAGACGATGAGCTTGTGAAAGTAGCCATTGCTCAGATGGGTGCCATTGGCCTGTTCTCTGAACCTTTCAAGTGGATTACCGGACAGCAAAATGCTCTCGGGGCACCTGGCCTCATTCCTATGGATAGAGGAATCCGCCTCATCCAAGGGGTAGTGGGCCTAGACCCTGAAAAGGCAGGAAGTGCAGCGCTTGCCCTGCTTCCGGTTCTAGCTGCAAACCCTTTCGTGAATGCACTTTCACGCGAAATAGCAAGAGGAGATTGATATGTACAGCGTTCAACGCGTTGTTTCTGACGGCTCTCTGCAAGTGGTTGATTTGAGTTTCTACTACTTCGACCGCTCCGAGATTGCCGTATATATCAATTCAGAGCTTTACACCGACTGGCAATGGGCCAGCGACGTCGAAGATCGCATCATCTTCAATGAGCCTATCCCTGCTGGCATCGAGGTGCTCATCAAGCGTACCACTGACCTCAGCAAGCTGCGACACTACTTCAGCAAAGGCTCTGCCTTTACCGCTGAGGCTCTCGACGAGGACTTGCAGCAGGTGCTACATATCGCTCAAGAGGCTACCGAGGCTAACCTCTCTGGGAACTTCTACGCCGACATCAATATGCACGGACACCGCGTGCGCAATATCGGCCCTGCTGTGGATGATTCTGATGCGCTTACCTTGCGCCAGTACAAGCAGGATGCTCAGGGTGCTTGGCAAGCACGTGAGCGTGCCGTGCAAGCTGAGCAGAATGCTGCTGCTTCGGCTTCGTCTGCGGCGCAAAGTGCGACTAATGCTGCTGCTTCCGCAGCGTCTGCTGCGCAAAGTGCGACTAATGCCGCTGCCTCAACTTCGGCTGCGGCGCAAAGTGCGACTAATGCTGCTACCTCGGCTTCGTCTGCTGCTGCCTCGGCTACGGCTGCTGCCGCCAGCTTCGATGCGTTTGACGACCGCTACCTCGGGGCCAAGCCCAACGACCCGGTCACGGACAACGACGGCAACGCGCTGCAGGTTGGCGCGCTGTACTGGAACACCACCATCAACGAAATGCGCGTGTGGAATGGGTCGTCATGGCGGGTCGCCGTCGGTTCGCTGGTCGGAAACGCCGACACCGCCACCCGTCTCCAAACCGCCCGCACGATCACCATCGGCAACACCGGCAAGAGCTTCGATGGGGCGGCCGACGTGTCGTGGTCGCTGGACGAGATTGGCGTCCCAGCCAAGGACGGCACCGGTGCCACCGGCACTTGGGGCGTTTCGGTTTCTGGCAACGCCGACACCGCCACCAAACTCCAAACCGCCCGCACGATCACCATCGGCAACACAGGAAAGAGCTTTGACGGTTCCGCGGATGTGACGTGGACGCTGGCGGAGATCGGCGTGAATGCGGCAACAGAAACCGCATCAGGCATCGTCAAACTCGCCACCGCCACTGAGGCGCAGGCGCTCGCTAGCGCCGTCGTGGCTTTGACGCCTGCGCGGCTGGCTGATGCCTTCAAGGGTGAGAACCAATCGCTGTCCGCCAACGGCTATCAGAAGCTGCCGGGCGGGTTGATTATTCAGTGGGGAACCCGCGAAGGAGATGGCTCTGTGACATTCCCTATTGCATTCCCGAACGCTGTTTTTCAACTAGCATTTTCTGTAAATACCGCGACAAGTGGGGCGACACCATCTTGCAATACGCTTTCAACAACAGGCGCAACTTTTGATTGGGTCGGCATGACGCTGATTTCTCCGTTCCGCTACATTGTTGTTGGTTACTAAGAGGAGGAATAATGTTCTATTCCGCAACCACTGGCGGCTTCTACACCGCCGAAATTCACGGCGACAACATCCCTGGCGACGCTGTTGAGATCACCGAGGCCGAGCACGCTGCGCTGCTTGAAGGGCAGTCCCAGGGCAAGCTCATCGTGGCCGACGAAAGCGGCCACCCGATCCTGCAAGACCCGCCACCCCCGAGCCCAGAGCAGATCATGTCGCGCCTGGAGGCTCGCGTGCAGTCTTGGCTTGACGAGCAAGCGCGAGCGCTCGGCTACGACGACATCAAGTCGGCGGTCACCTACGCCGACGAGCCGGTGGTCCCGAAATTCCAACAGGAGGGGCAAGCGCTGCGCCGTCTGCGCTCGCTGGCATGGGCGCGGTTCTACGAAATCTTGAACGAGGTGCAGGCCGGGCAGCGCCCTATCCCGACGGAGGCGGAGTTGATCGCTGAGATGGAGGCGTTGAAGTGATCCAGATCAATGTTCTTGGCACTTACAGGAGGTGAAAAATGGCTGAGAAGAAGACCGCAGCTAGCGTCGCAGAGCTTGCTGAGCTGCATCGGCTGATTGCTGCTGCTCTCAAGCAGCGCATCGAGCAGGACATGCAGGATGGAGTTCCTACGGATGCCGCAACACTCGGTGCGGCTATCAAGTTCCTCAAGGACAACGCGATTACCGCTGACCCTGCTGATGCTGATGAGCTGCACGCTCTGCGCGAACGCCTCAAGCAAGCCGCCGAGGAACGGCAGCGTGCCAAGCTCAAGCAAGGCTCTGAGGCTATCAAGACCGGCACAGGGCCTGTGGCCCTCTTTCCAATCGACGAGGATGACTTCTGACAGGAGCTAGTATGAGCATGCCAGTTCAACTGCGTTTCAAGCACGCAGAACTTCTTGCCGAGCAATACGCTGACTTCAAGGACTTCGCTGCGGATGCAATGCGTTTCCTTGGCTTTTCGCTTACGCCAATCCAAGAGGACATTGCTGAGTACATGCAATCCGGTCCTCGCCTGCGTATGGTGATGGCTCAGCGTGGCGAGGCGAAATCGACGCTAGCGTGCTTGTATGCGGTCTGGCGGCTCATACAGCGCCCTAGCACTCGCGTCCTTGTTGTCTCGGCAGGTGAAGATCAAGCCCTCGAAGATGCTACGCTAATCGTGCGCTGCATCATGACGTGGGATATTCTCACCTGCCTGAGACCTGACAAGCAGCAAGGAGACCGCACTAGCGTAACCGCCTTTGACGTGCATTACGCACTCAAGGGGCTAGACAAGTCTCCAAGCATCGCTTGCGTCGGTATCACCTCGAACCTGCCCGGTAAGCGTGCTGACCTGCTGATTGCGGATGACGTTGAGAGCAACCGCAATGGTCTGTCCGCTACGCAACGCCAGCAGCTTCTGCAGGCCACCAAGGAGTTCTCCAGTATCTGTACGCACGGAGACATCTTGTACCTCGGTACTCCGCAGAGCAAGGACAGTATCTACAACACGCTACCGCAGCGTGGATTCGATATTCGCATCTGGCCTGGTAGGTATCCTACCGAGGAAGAAGAAAGCCGCTACAACGGGCGTCTAGCGCCCTGTATCGTCAAAGCCATGCAGGAGAACCCTGCACTGCGTACTGGTGGCGGTATAGACGGCTCTCGCGGACAACCTACTGACCCTCTGCGCTACACGGACGAGGAGCTGATTGAGAAAGAGCTGGACAAAGGGCCAGAGGACTTCCAGTTGCAGTACATGCTGGATACCTCTCTGGTCGATGCTGTGCGCTTGCAGCTCAAGCTCTCGGACCTTGTAGTGGCCAATTTCGGTGCGGATACCCTACCAGAGATTGTAGCCTGGCAAGCTGCTGCAAAGTACGAAGTAACCCTTGGGCCTGACTTTCCTGTGCCTGGTGCGAAAATGTACTACGCAGCCCCTAGCGAAAGCGCCTTTGTGCGCCCTAAAGACATCTGCATGTACATAGACCCTGCTGGTGGCGGTGCTGACGAGATCGGCTTTGCTGTAGCCACTGCGGTAGGGCCGTATGTGCATGTACTCGATGCTGGCGGATTGAAAGGTGGCCTTACGCCAGAGAATGAGCAAGAGCTTGTTGAAGTTGCCAAGCGCAACAACGTTACGCGCATCAAGGTGGAATCGAACATGGGGCATGGCCTTTTCGAGACGCACCTACGCGCTATCTTCAACAAGCACGGTATGCCAGAGCTTGCTAGCAACATCAAGGGCGAGTACAGCACTGGACAGAAAGAGCGGCGCATCATTGATTCGCTGGTATCCAGCATGCAGCGGCATAGGGTTGTCGTGCATCAGCAGGTGTTCGCCTCTGATGCAAAGTACTTGAAGCAGCACAGCCTCGATCAGAGAGCGCAGTACAGCCTCTGGTATCAGATGGCGAACATCACTACGGACCGCAATTCTCTGCCGCACGATGACCGGCTAGAGGCTTTTGCAGGTGCGGTACGAGAGTTCAAGGCTGTACTCGATCAGGATGAGCACAAAGCCGCGGAAATGCGCAAGCAGCAGGAACTACAGAAGTTCTTGCAAGACCCTATGGGGTACGGGCTGGAAGTAGAACGCACAAGCGGCACTAGGGCCTTGCTGAAACGGCAAGGAAACCGTCCTAGCCCTGTTCGAGCTAGGCTTTGGAGATAACAGGGAAAGCCATGAATATCCTAGCTAGAGCCACCATAGCTGTACAGCAATCAACAAGCGACTTTCATAACTGGTGCAGTAACTTCTGGAGGGATACTTTGCAAAAGAATAGTACTACTTTGGCATATATCAGCTCATGGATTACCACTGCAATAGGTGGCCTTACTTTGCAAGAGCTTGCAATTTGGGTAGGTATTCTGAGTACCGCAGGTACATTCCTTTTGAATGCCTGGGTGAAGATAAAGGAGCAGAAAAGAAATGACGCTCGCTTGGCTGAGGAATCTCGCAGGGAAGCTGAGCGTCATGCTGCTTTGCTGGAGGCTATCCGAGACAGAGATAGGAAACTAGGAATCGACATTGACTAGGAGTAGCTATGTTCTCATTACTGGAAACGATTCTCAATCGTATTTTCAATCGCAACAAGAATGCAAACAAGCCTGATGAGGCTCTGGCTGACACCAAGCCGCAGCAGGAGCTATCGCAGCAAGAGCTATCGCAGCAGCAGCAGCAGCAGCAGCAGGAACCGCAGCAAAGCGCTGCCAAGCAGCTATTCAAAGCTGCCTCACTGAGCGCAGGAGCTGCTGCTGTTGCTCTCATCACTACCTACGAGGGATTGCGCCTTGAGGCTTACAAGGACCCTGTGGGTGTCTGGACGATTTGCTATGGCAGCACCAAGAATGTACAGCCTGGTCAAGTAGCCACTTTGCAAGAGTGCGAGAACAGGCTAGGAGCGGATGCTGAAGAAGCTGCTAATGCTGTTCGCAAATACGTTCAGCACCCTATTACGCAAGAGCAATTCGATGCTCTAGTCGATTTCACTTTCAATCTTGGTGCTGGAAATCTCAAGAACAGCACGCTCTTGCGTAAGCTGAATGCTGGCGATTGCTATGGAGCTGCTGAGGAATTTCGTAGGTGGGTATATGCTGGAGGACAGGTTCTGCCTGGATTGCAGAAACGCAGAGAGGCGGAATACGAGCTGTTCCTGGCCGATTGCCAGTACTGGCCTGAGTACTCCAAGGAGATAGCAAATGCTAATTGATCGGGTAAAGAGAATCGCAATAGCCGCTTTCCTCGCTTTCTTTGTAGGCTATTCCTTGCACCTATTCATAGCTCGGAATAAAGCGGAGAAAGAGCTTGCTGTAACTATCGA